ATTTTCCACGACGATCCAGTCCTCTCTGGGCTTCATGTACTGGCCCCGGTTTTCGTAGAAGGACTGCCGCTTTGTGCCCTGCACCATATGCCCAATGTAGACTTGCCGGGACAGAATGTTTTTGACCGTCTGAACGTACCAGATCACACCGTTGTACTTTTCTGTTTTGCATACACCGGTATTGTACAAGTAGGCAGAGGGCGAAGGTACGCCCTCGTCATTGAGCCGCCTTGCGATCTGCGTGACGCCAATGCCCTCGGCACGCCAACGGAATATCTGCCGGACAACGGGAGCCGTTGCCTCGTCCGGCTCCAGCTTATGCGGGTCGTCCGGGCATTTGCGGTAGCCGTAGGGTGCCCACGCGCCGATGAAATCGCCGTTTTTCTGCTTCGCGGCCAGCGCGGAGCCGGACTTCCTGGAAATATCCTTGCTGTAAACCTCATTGATGAGATTTTTCAGCGGCACCAGATAACCGTCCGTGCCCCGCTGGGCAGTGAGGGTATCGAAGCCGTCGTTAACGGCGATGAAGCGCACGCCCAGAAACGGGAAAATGCGCTCCAAATAATTGCCGGTCTCCTTGTAGTTTCTGCCAAAACGGGATAGGTCTTTGACCACGATGCAGTCAACCTCTCCGCGCTTGACCGCCTCCATGAGCTTTTCAAATTCAGGCCGTTGGAAATCCGTTCCAGTCTTCCCGTTATCACAGAACAGCCCGTACAGGGTGAGCGTCGGGTCATTTTTGATGAACCGGAGCAGGAGATTTTTCTGCCCCTCAATGGTATCCGCGCCGGGTTTGCCGCTGTCTTCCACGGAAAGGCGGGCATAGGCGGCGGCACGGTATTGCTTCTGCGCCTGTGCGGGAGCTTCCGCCGCCGGAATGACCGGGTTTGTCTTTCGTTTGGTTCTTGCCACTTATACCACCTCTCTGATTTGCGAACGGCGCAGGATATCCGTCTGCCATGCAAATTCATCCGCGAAGCGAAAACGGACTTCCACACGATTATCTTTGTAAATTAGGATGCGGTCGATCAGCGCCACCACAATGCTGCGCTCCAATTCCGTAATGTTCAGATGCTCCCGGAACTGTGCCATCCACTCCCGGTGCTCGCCGCCGTGCTCTTTGATCTGCGTAATGGTCTCCTGCAAGGTTTCCATCTGCTTTTCGCACTCGGCGCAGCGTCCTGCGTAGTTCTGCTTGAGCTTTACGTATTCCTCCCGGTCGATGATCCCGTCTGCAAGGTTTTCATACAGGGACATGAGCAGCTTCTGAAGCCGCTCATATTCCGAGCGCTTTTTGTCGAGCTGCCGCTGCACCTTCTGGACTTCTGCGGTTCTCAGGGGGGCGGTATCCGTCATGGCAAGAATATCGTCCAGATCAACCACGTCCCGGATATACTGCTTTACCGTGTCCAAAACCAGTTGTTCCAGCGCCTCGTCGCGCATCCGGTGGGGCGAACAGGATTTATCCTGCTTGTGCGCGGCGCAGACGTAGTAGACATACTTTTTATTGCCGGAGGGAACGGTTTTGCGCACCATGTTTGCGCCGCACTCGCCGCAGAACACCATGCCGCTGAAAAGCTGCACGGCGCTGTCGCCGGGGCTGCGGCGGGTATCCAACGAGAGCGCCTTCTGTACGCTGTCAAAGTCCCGGCGCTCAATGATAGCTTCGTGGGCGTCCGAAACGATTGCCCATTCGCTTTCCGGCTTTGTGACGCGCTTTCGCACCTTGTAGCTGGGTGTGGTTTCTTTTCCCTGAATGAGTATGCCTGTGTAGACCGGATTTTTCAGGATACGCAGCACGGCGTTGGCCGACCATGCCGCCTGCGGGTTCGCCTTGAAGGAGGTGGCGAACTTCATACCAAGAGATTTCTTGTACTCCATAGGCGAGAGCACCCCATTGTGGTTCAGACGGCTGGCTATGTCCTGCGGACTCATGCCCTCCAGCTTCCACGAAAAGATGTCCCGCACGATATCTGCGGCGTATTCATCTACGATCAGGTGATTTTTGTTCGCTTCATCTTTCAGATAGCCGTAGACGGCAAATGCGCCGATGTACTGGCCGCTCTTGCGCTTGACCTCAAGCTGGGTGCGGACTTTCACGGAAATATCCCGGCAGTAGGCTTCGTTTATAAGATTCTTGAACGGAATGACAAGCTCGTCCGAAGCGTTTTTTCCACCGAAACTGTCATAGTTGTCGTTGACAGCGATGAACCGCACGCCTAAAAAGGGAAATATCTTCTCGATGTATTCGCCTGCGTCCAGATAATTTCGGCCGAAGCGCGAAAGATCTTTCACAATGATGCAGTTGGTTCGTCCGGCCTTTACATCCTCCAACATCTTCTTGAAACTCGGACGATCAAAATTGGAGCCTGTGAAACCGTCGTCAATCCTGACGGCGTATTCCCGAAGCTCCGGGCGGGTTCGGATGAAATCCCGCAGCAGCTCCCGCTGCCCGGTGATGCTGTTGGATTCCTCTTTATCCCCGTCATCTCTCGACAGTCGGAGGTAAAGCGTGGCGTTCCAGACTTTCGTTTCTGTGTTGTTTTGCATATTGCCAGCTCCTTTCCTCCAAAATTGTACCTGCAATGCGCATGACTGTCGAGGATGTCGCGGGGTCAGCCCTTTGTGCGGATATATGCTTCCAGTCTGTCCTCCAACGAAATATCCGTATCGGTAAAGCTGACCCTGACCACGTATTTTCCGTGCCGGTAGCAGTAGGGATTGCCGATTTGGCGAATGAAATCCAGAATACGCTCCCGCTTGGGAAGCGCTGTGTTGACCTTTACATCGCGGATATCCACCAGCGCCGCAGGGTCAACGGCGCGAATATCCATATCGGATGCCGTATATGTGTCCATGCCATACCTCCTTGCTTGGGTTATTTCATGGTTATGACTGGATAAAGGAATGTATGAATCCGGGATAACCGGCAGCGTGGACTTCATTACGGAGCCTCCATTTCTTCGGGTATATAAAGTCCCAGGCTGATTTGAATGGCTTCGTTGACGCCATCCATCTGTTCGCGGCTGACACGTCCGATATAGCGCACCACGCGGCGTTTGTCGATGGTTTTGATCTGCTCCAGAAGAACAACGGAAGCGCCGTCCATGCCCTTCACGGAGGAAAGCAGATAGTGTGTAGGCTGATGCGGTTTCTTGCCTCTGCGGGCTGTCAAAGGGGCAACAATGAGGGTCGGGCAATAAAAGTTGCCGGTGTTGTTTTGCAGCAGAAGAACAGGGCGCGTGCCGCCCTGTTCTGAGCCGATATAAGGATTTAAGTCTGCCAGATAGATATCGCCGCGGCGATATGTCCAGTTCTCCTTCAAGGTCAAGGACTCCTTTCTGTTTTGGTATGTACAGCCCTAATTTGTCCTCGACACCCCAGAGCCGTGGGAAATCATCAGGCGGCGGCTGGTTGCACCGCTCCATGGGATTTGAACCCCTCCGAGGATCGCTCCGAGCTGCCCCCATTGCGTGAAGAAGCTGTGGCTGGACAGAAGTATCGTTAGCCCTGCATACTGTCATGGCCGGATCGGGAACCACCCGATTTTTGCAGTCGGTTTTATCGCTCGTTCACGAAAGCTGCGCTGATTGAATGTTGTCCGCGCTCGTGAAGGTCGTGGCGCACCGCTGTGCTGGCTTGTGCTCTCGCACATATGCAGGAATGTACCTGATGAATGACTATGAACTTTTCAAGGAACAGTCAGCTTTCGCTGTGATTCTATTTTAAGAAATCTGTACTCTGAATGGAACGTACCATTGGGAACATCACTAACACCAATGGGAACACGGCCTATAACTTTGCTTGGAAGTGCTCCAAGTCTTCAATCAGATGCTGTATGTTTTCTTTCAGATGGGCAGCATCCAGAACATCGTGGCACTTGCCCAGAATCAGGTAATCCAAAGACGTCCCAAATATCTCCGAAATCTGAATCATCAGATCGACAGAGCAACCCTTTTTACCGGATTCGATGCGGCTGATGTAGCCGTGGGAGACATTCAGCAATTCAGCCAATTCTATCTGGTCGAGTTTCTTCGCCAGGCGCAGCTCACGAATCCGCGCTCCGCTGGCCTTCGTGTTGTAATACATAAAAACCTCCGTGAATTTGAAATGTGGGAATTTCAAATCCACGGAGGCGGAGAACGGCAATGAAGCCCTAAAGGCGCAGAAAAGCCCGCAGCATGATTGCTGCGGGCAGAATGGGGCGATATGAAGTTGTGGTGGGGCGGCGCATCCGGAAGAGACCGCAGGACATACGGGGCGCTCACAACCGCGCTCCATAAAAATAAAAATAAGAGTCCCGGCAGGAGCCAAGCCCCTGCCGGCTTATAGCCGCCCATAAAGATCCCCCGTCCGGTTCCATTCCGGCTTGTTCAGCCGGTAATGGGATCATACCAGACGGGTAATCTCAGCCTGAGCCTTATTTCAGCCTTATTTTTGCAGCAGTTTTGCCGCAAAAAAGCCGCACGAGCACCCTCACCAGAGCCGCACGGAAGACGCGCGGGCGCTTTACATTCTCTTCCATAATTGCTTTACAGATGCAATCTGCTCTTCACTCATGTGAGCTTTTGCAGTTTGCAGGAAGCTTTTCGCCAACTCAGCGCCGCCTCTGTGATACATAATAAAAATCATATCCATATTCAGCTCACTGTCATATGGATCAAGGCTCATCGCATCAACCACCGCACGGTGTGCCGCACAATAATCGCCCTGTTCCATCTTGCGCTCAATGTAACACTTGATAATCCGAAGAAAGATGTTGTGATAATATGCCGTTTTAGGCATCAGCCAATGCTGATAGGAGATTTTAG